GCCGCAGCCGCACCTCGTAGCGCCCGACGCTGATCGGGCCGGCCACGGTCACGCCGGTGTCGAAGCCGCCCACGCTGATGGAATGGCTGGCGGCCGAGTAGGCGTAGCTCACGCGCACCGCCTCGTCGGTGGCGCGCGTCAGGCTCTGGGTGGCGATCGTGCGCCAGGGCTCGAGCGCGGTGCCCGCGTCATCCACCAGGCGCACGCCCACCTGCCAGGTGATGGTGCGCGAGTTGAGCGATCCGTCGTCCTCGTCATAGGTTCCGAGGCCGGGGAACAGCAGGTCGATGAAGATCGTGTCGAGCGTGAGCCCCGCGCGGACCGGGCAGAAGGCGCCGACCCAGCTGGTGTTGATCAGCTCCTGGCCGCTGACCTCCGGCGCGGTGACGATGTTGTCCGCGGCGATGGACTGATCGGCCAGCGTCTCGTAGGTGTCGAAGTCGCTCGCGCGGCTGGTCTGGCCCGGGCCGACGACGGCGAACTCGATGTCCTGGAAGTTGCGGATGTCGGAGTCGTCCAGGCACAGCTGCAGCACGTTGAACTCGCCCTGGCCGAGTGCGAGCACGGCGCAGTAGTACTGGTCGTCGTCCTGGTAGAAGTTGTAGGGCTGGGCCGCGAAGTCGGGGAAGACGTATTCCTGCCCGAAGCGCTCCGGGATGCTCTGGCCGATGCGGGCCTGGTTGCCCTGGAAGGCAACGGAGTAGGTGGGGCTGGGGCCTTGCCCTGACCCACCACCCATGTTGAGTGCTGGTGTCGGCAGCAGCGTGTTGACCAACAGCGTGCCGGCTACCGTGATGAGCGCCGACCCAACCGCTGCGGCGGTATTGCCGGCAAGCCCGATTGAGTTGCCGAGTGGGCCGCCATATACGTTCGCGACCACCAGCACCGCGATCGTCAGGATGGTGCGCAGCGGATCGGAGCCGCCGCCTTGCGGCACCTGCGCGAACGCGATGACGTCGCCCGCTCGCACCGGCTGCCACCAGTCGCGCCGGCTCACATAGACGCCGTTGACCTGGCAGACCACGCGGCCGGAGCTCGGCGCAAAGTCGTTGATGCAGGCGTACTCGGGCGCGAAGCGGAAATCGCGCTCGCTCAGGTCGGTCTGCAGCGCGTGCACGCGCGTCCACATCGCCGGCATCGTGCGGCGCAGGGCGTAGGCCGGGCGCGGGGTCAGCTGCATCGCCACACCTCCGGCCGGCTGTAGCCGCTGGCCAGCAGATCGCGCAGGCATTGCGAGACCACCCTACCCTGCGGGCGCCCCTGCTCATCGCGCAGGCCGGGGGCGTGCAGCACCTCGAGCCGCCGCCCGACGGTGATGAACACGCCCACATGCGCGCCGGACGCGCCCTGCACCACCAGGATGTCGCCCTCGCGCGGCGCATCGGCGGTGCGCACCCAGCCGCCGCGGCGCACCGCGTCCATGAAGGCGGCGCGTCCCTCGGGCGTGCTGCGGTCCGCGCGCGTCAGCGGCGGCACCGAGCGACCGAAGTGCTCGCGCTGCACCGCGCCCACCAGGCCACGGCAGTCGTAGGCGTGCGGGCCGTCGGCGTCGGCGAGCCAGGGCTTGCCGATGTAGCAGGTGGCCCAGTGGCCGGGGGTGTTGCTCATGACGCGGCGAGCCCGCGGAACTGCTCGGGCGTGTACTCGTGGATGGGAAAGCGGCGGTTGGTGATGTCGCCGAAGCCGGCGCGCGCGGTGACGCCCTGGACCGTGGCGGTAGCGCCCGACAGCGTCAGCCGCAGCGGCGGCGTCTCGTGCGGCGCCGAGGTGTCGCCCGGAAGGTAGGTGCGCACGATCAGCGTGACCGGCACCGGGCTGCGCGAGACGGCCTCGAGGTGCGGCATCAGGATGCGCGTGACATTGCTGATCGTGATCGACACCTCGCCCTGGCGCGCGTTATCGGCCTCGGTGGGGAGCGTGATCTCGAGCGGCACGGCGCGGAACAGCACCTCCTGGCCAGCGTCGAGCGGCGCGTCGGCCTCGAGCGTGGCGAGCAGGTCCTCCCAGGCATTGACCACGTACACGCCCACCGGCTCGCCGGTGGCGGGGTTGACGATGAGCGGGTGGGTGAAAGCCAGCGTGAACAGGGCCGGCGCATCGGCCACCGCGTAGGCCGCCGACTCGGCGAGGGCCTCGCTCTGGCTGATGCCGCGCAGGGGGGGGCGGTAGGTGGGCATGGTCAGACCCCGTCGTCGGTCAGTGCGCCGGTGGGCGGCACGAAGGTCGCCGTGTAACGCGGGTCGCCTACCGTGACTCGCCAGCTGTCTCCAGCGACGCTGCCCGGCGTAATGACCCCGAGGTTCGATGTCAGCAGCCTGATCGCCTCGATTTCGGTTGCGAAACTGCCGCCGGTGTACGCGGCCTCGACGACCACTTGTCCTGCGACAAAGAGCCTGACGAACTGGTCCGCCGGGTCATAGCTGGCAGCCCAATGAAAGATCGTCGCTTCCGGGTGGTGCGCACTAGGCAAATCAACGATCGCGGACACGATGTCCTGACCCATGAACGTGCATCGCCACGAAAATCCCGGCGGCGACTGCTGCTGCCACTCGACTACGAAGACCTCCGGCTCGCTCGGCCCTACACAGGACTGCAGGACATAGCTGCCGCCGAGAGGCAGGGCCGGCAGGTAGGCATAACCCTCGCAACAAATTGCATCCTGCTCCGTCAGCGCCACCGAGCTAGCGAATTCGACGTAGGTCAAGGGCTGGGCCTCATACCCTGCCTGACCGCGCAGCGCGTAGTTGCCAACCGCGCCTGCACCGCTGTAGCGCTCGATCCCGTAGATCGCCGCCGGCCAGCCGAAGGCGCTCTCGTCCTCGATTGACTCTTCGGCGTTGACCAGAAGCACGACCGTCCCATTCGATCCGAACTGCGGCGCCGCCGACAGGCCGCGCACCTCGAGCCGGCAGCTCACCTCCCAGAAGCCAGCGCCCAGGTGGGTGATCTGCAGCTGCTCGCCGATGTAGCGCGCCACGCGCGGCAGCCAGCCGCCACGGCCCGGCAGCGTGGCCACGAACCAGCGCTGGCCGTTGAGCAGCGTGTCCTCGAACCACGCACGCCAAGTGGCCATCTCGGCGGGGCCGTAGCGCCAGCGCACAGAGTCCGCATCGACGATCGCATCGCGCATGCGTTCACGCGGCGCTTCGTTGCCAGCGCCCTGCGGAAGGGCTCGGCCCTCGCGGCGCGCGAACGGGAAGCCGCTGGGCGGCGGCAAGCTTTCGGGGTACTCGATGATCGGCATGGTTCAGGGCACGGTCGCCAGGATCTCGGCCGCCGTCGGCGGCGTGAATGTCGATCCACCCGGGTACCGGCACACCCCGCGAGTCAGGCGGACGAAATTGAAGTCGGCCGTCACGCCTAGGTTTGTGCCGAAGTTGCCGATCCTGAATGGCGTCGTCGCGTCGTTGATGTCCTTGGTCATCGACCCAACGCTAGACACCGACACGCCGCCCACGTAGAGGTAGCAGGTGTCATCCTCATCGCGGACCCACGCAACATGGGTCGATGCCGATGACAAGTTGGGGCTGGAGTTGTTGCGCAGGGTTGTTGGCGTGGCGGTGTAGGTCTGCAGCGCCGCGCCGGTGTAGAAGACGAGCCACGTTCCATCGGTTCCGCCGCCCTGCGTCCACACGCCGCCGAGCGATGTTTGACCCGCAGGCACCCGCGTGACGATGGCCTCGAACTCGTACGTAAACGGACCAGTCCCGAGCGACCAGTTCGCCGCCGCCGGGAAGGACAAGACGGAGCCGTTGTCTCCGCCATCGTCAGCAGCCAATAACCGGATGACGGCGCCTGTCGACGAGCACGCCACCGTCGTCGGCGTGCCGCGCGCGAAGCTGCTTTTGTCGTCGACGCTGTCGCCGGTCAGCAGCAGCAGCACGTCGGACCAATGAGGATCACTCGCCACGCCGCTCGAAGCAACGCCAGCGCGCGGGGTCAGCACCGCCGGCCGCGAACCTCGCCGCATCGCCAGCCGCGCCGGCCGGTCATCCCCCGGCAGCCACAGGCGCCGAGGCCCGAGACCCATGCGCTGGGCCAGCGACGTGCGAGGGTCGCGCAGGATCACGGATCAGTCCTGAATGAAGCCCAGCCGCACCCGGAACACTTCCGCGTTGCCCGGGGTGTAGGCATTGCGCGCCACGAGCACGCCGTACAGGCTGGTGCTGCCGCTGGCGCACTTGACCGAGCGGCTGATGGCCCCCGCGTCGAAGATGGTGTTGAGGCCGAGCTTCGAGCCGTTGCTGCTGGCGCGGAACTGGATGATCGCGACGGCCTTCTCGGCGTCGGCGTCGCTCGGCGAGAACGCGACGTTGTCGTTGCTCATCGTGATCGATGTGTCGAAGAGCAGCAGGTCCGCGTTGAGCTCGGTGGTCTGCACCGTGCTCTTGATCAGCATGGCCGACTGCAGCACCGCGCCCAGGCCCGCCGCGCGCGCGATGCCGGCGAAGGTCATGATCGTCGGCGCGCTGGTGCTGTCGCAGAGCGTGTCGCCGTCGGCGTAGGCGGTCGTGTCGGCGGGCCGCGTGAAGGTGGCCTCGATGATCTTGGTCACCGGGCGCAGCATCACGGTGGCGTTGCTGGGGTTGAGGCTCTGTTGGCTCATGCGTGTGCTCCCCGCCTCAGGCGGTCTTGTCGGCCCAGGCGGCCACGAAGTCGGGGTTGGTGGTGGCCGCGGCGCCGCTCATCACCGCCTCGAGCTTGTGGTCGGTGTCGGCCAGGACGGTGGTGACGGCGTAGATCCAGCTCTCACCGGGCTGCACGGTCTGGATGTCGAGCACGCGCTCGGTGCCGCCGTCGTCCAGGCGCAAGGTGATCACCACGGCCGCGCTGTCGCGGTTGTGGAAGACGACGTTGCGCACGACGCGCTGCGTGCTTGCCGCGGGCGCCGCGACGACGTCCACCGGCGTGGTGCCGTTGAGCGCGCCGTGGCTGTTGCCGAAGGTCAGTGCCATGGGGGTGTCCTTTGAATCTCAGGGGCCGAAGTCCGCGAAGGCCGCGGCTTGGGCGTCTTGCGCGTCGCTGGCTGTGTCGTCGAGCTCGATGCCGAACCACAGGGCGGCAAGCGCCTCGTCGGCCCCGAGGGGCGCAACGCCGGTGTTCCAGCCACCGTCTCGGCCGTTGGTGCCGCTGGCTCGCACGGTCGTGTCGCGAGACACCGCGCCGCCGTCGCGGCTGTTCGTGCCGCTGGCAGCGATGCCCGCCACGATGAAGCGGGCTCCACCGCTGCGCGCGTTGACGCCACTGGCCAGCAGCCCGGGCGCGGTGCGGGTGTCGAAGGGTGCGCCGATGAGCAGCAGCCGAGCCGAGACGGTGTAGAAGTCGCCGGTGCTGCTGGCCTCGGCGGTGTACGGCTGCTCGATGAATTGCGCCGTGTGCCACGAGAGCCGAGCGTTACTGCCTGCGCCCGGCCCGCCTTGCCGCTCGAGCTGGAAATCGAAGCGCCGAGACCCGGCTACCAGCGTGTCCTCGAACCAGTCCCAGAAGTCGTCGAACTGGTCCTGGTTGAGGTACCACTGCACGAACGCCTGCTGCGGAACGCCCGGGAAGCGCGGCAGGCGGCGGGTCTCGCCTTGATCCTTCGGGACCGTGAGCGCTGGGTCTGACCACTGCAGCCGCACGCGGCTGAGCGCCGGCGGGATGCTCGCCGGAATGACGACGTCCGTCGGCATGTCACCGCAGCCCCGCCGAGCGGTTCATCCCATTGGCCGCGAGCGCCGAGGAGACCGGCCCCTGCCCGCTGCGGATGTCGCCCGCCACGGCACCGATCAGCTGCTCCTGGAATCGAATCAGGACGTCGGTCTCGCCGCGCGAGTTGGTGCCCTGAGACACCTGGGCGCCTTGCGGGGCGTTCTCGATTCTCACGTTCACGACGGTCGAGCCAGCGCCAGCGCCGCCGACGGCCGGGTTGTAGCGAGCCGGCTGCACGGCCTCGTCCTTGTGCAGGTAGTACAGGCCGTCTTCAGGAACGCGGTTCGTGCCGGTAGCGTACGAAGCGAGCACTTCCCCGCGATCGAAGCTGTTCTCGTAGTTCGCCGCGGTCGGCGTGGCCGACGAGCCGCTGTACTTCATGCTGCTCAGGCCACCGCTGATGGCCCCGGCCACGACATTGACCAGAGCCCCGATAAGCTGGTTGCCGGCCTCGGCCACCGGCTGGATGATGGGTCGCAGAACAGTCTTCGCGAACTGAGCCTTCAGCTCATTCAAGAAGATGCTCGTCAGGTCGCGCCCCTGTCGGAAACCCTCCATGATGCCGTCTTCGATCGACTCACTGAGGTTGTTTCGGTAGGCGTCCCCAGCCTTGCGCGAGTCTTCGTCGGCCTTGGTCTTCAGAACCACGGTGGCGCGCTGGTCGATCAACTCCTCGCGCTCCTTCAGCGCCTCGATTTCGGCCTGCAGAACCTGCAGCTGCTGCTCTGCCACTCCAGATGCCTCCAGGCGAGCCAGTTGCTCTTCCTTCAGCGTGCGGATCGACCGGATGCGGGCCTTGTGGATCGCTGCCTGGGCCAGCTCATTGGCGCCGATCAGCTCGATCTCTTCGCGCAACGTCTGATTGCCTTCCTGCAGCGCCTCCAGCCCTTGGAGCTGTGACTGCGCGGCGCGCGTCGTGGCCGCGATCTCGTTGTCTTTGGCGCGTCGGGCTTCTTCGATCGCATCGACTTCCTTCTGGCGCGCATCGGCGACCTGCGCTAGACGGCGCAACTCTTCGGCTTGGGCAGGGGCCAGCTTTCCGAACTTGCCCAGCTTGATCTCTGCGTTGATCCGCTCGAGCTCGGTGTCCTGGCCGATCAGCGCGGCGCGCTCACGCAGCGACTTGATCTCGTCGCGCAGGGGGTTTGCCGCCTTCGTGCTGAAGGACTCGGTGATCCTCGCCTCCAGGTCCTTCGGGATCACGCCGCCGAAGGCTGTACGCGCCTCTTCCAGTGCCTCGTTCAGCTTCTGGGCGTCGGTCTGGTACTTCTTCAGGAGTTTGGACTGCGCCTCCTTGTCACCGCCGGATTCGAACTCGGCCTGCTTGCGGCCAGCTTCGTCGATCAGGCGCACCAGACCGGCGTACTCCCGAGACAGGTCCTGGATCACGGCCACCTTCGGACGGCCTGTCTCCTTGTCAAACTCGCCCTGCTGCGCATTGACCTCGGCGATACGGCGCGAGATCTCGGCCAGTCGGTCGAGCTGCTCATCGGTGCCTTGCTTCCTGACCGGCGTGCCACCAGCGGACAGGCGATTGCGGCGATCCAGCAGCTCGATCTGCCGGCGCAGGCCGGCCTCGATGTCCTTACCGCGCTGGGCGAAGGACTCTGCCGCGGTCTGCGTTTCCTTGCGCGACGACGATCCCCACAGCGCCCAAGCGGTCGCGCCAAGGCCGAGCAACGTCGTGACGGCGCCGATAGGCCCCCCCAACAGCCCCAGCGCCCGGCCAGCCAGACCTGCAGCGGCAGCCCCAGCTCCGGATGCCACCGCCAGCGCCTTCTGGGCATTGGCCTGGGCGGCCGTAGCGCCAGTGAGCGCTGTTGTCGCAGCAGTCTGCGCCGCGGTGGCTGCCGCGGTCGCCGTCGACACTCGCGCCTGCTGCTGGCCGAGCAGCGCCAGTTCGTTGACCAGCAGCGCGCGGCGAGCCTGTGCGGCGGCCAGGGCGTCCTCCCCCTGCTTCACTGCGGCCAGCGCAACGCTCAGCGCGCCAGCGGAGCGGGCCGCGGAGATCTGCGCCTGAGACTGCGCAATTGCCGCTTCGGTGACCTTCAGTTTCGAGACCGCATCGGCGCGAGCCGCAACGATGGCGGCTTGGGTAGCCTGAAGACCGGCGACCTTGGACGCGGTCGCCGCGGCCTCTGCCTCCGTCTGCGCAACGGTCGCAGTCGTGGCTTGAACGGTCGCCGCCAGGCTGCCGCGCTGCGCGGCGATCTCGGCGACCAGCGCGCCGACCTTGACCCGCGTCGCGTTGGCGGTCTCCAAGATCACGCCGGCCAGCTTGGCGGCCCCGAAGCCCAGCGCCGCCGCAGCGAGCGTGTCCAGGTTCTTCGAGAGCGCGTCAACGCCACTCACCAGCACGCGGATCGCGCCGCTGGCTTCGGCCTGCTTGCCGATGAAGCGCTCGAGGCGACTCTCGGCGATGGTCAGGGCCTGGCCGAAGGTGGTCGGGATGCGCTGTGTCGCGGCGATCAGCTCATCAGATCCCTTCACACCCGCTTGGAAGAACTGCCGCGACGACACCTCTCCGTCATTGACCAACTGCTTCAAGCGGCTGACGGAGCCACCCGCGCGGTCGAGGTTGTTGGCCACAGCCTGCAGCAGCGGCCTGGCGCCGTCGATCAGGCTGTTGAACTCCTGCGCTTGGATCACACTGCCGCCGATCGCCTGCGAGAGCTGCAGCAGCGCACCCGTCGCCTGCTGCCCGCTGGTGCCGCCAAGCGTCAGGGCCGCGCTCACCCCCTCGGTGAACTTGATCAGGTCCTGCTGCGAGGCGCCTAGCTCGTTCGCGGCCGATGCTGACTTCGTATAGAGGTCAGCCGCCGCCGAGAAACTCACGCGCTGGCGTTCAGAGAGCGCGATCAGTTCGGATTGCACGCGCGCGAGTTCGCTGGTCGAGTTGGTGACCAAGCTGAGCCGAGCGTTGACCTGCGAATAGCTGTCCGCATAGGCGAGGACTTGCCGCACTCCAAGCCCAGCCACCACGCCGCCGAGCACTTGGCCGAGCCTGTTCGAGCTCGCCGTGAGCGCCTGCGTGGCCTGCTCGGTCTTCTTGCCGGACACCGTCAGCAGGTCGAGCTCGCGCCGAGCGCGAGACACGTCTCCGCTCTTGACCTCAACGGCGAGCTGCGCGATGTCGGTCATTGGGCTTCCCCTTGGGGATAAGTTGGTTCTGGTGCTCGGCCACCGCGTTCAGCTCGTGCCGGTCCATGCGGCGCAGGACGGACACTTCCCAACGCGCCGGATGGCGCTGAGTGAGGCGTGCCCATGCGTCGATTTCCGTGTGGCCGAGCGGCTCGAGGCCCCGGCGCTGGCTGGACAGTTCGTCGTACCAGCGCCAGAGGTAGCGCAGCGCCGGGCTGAACTCCGGCGGCGTCAGGTCGGCGTGCGGCTTCCCGGTGCGCTCGCTGAAGAGCTGCAGTTGCGAGATGCGGGTGCGGCCCTGATCGTCTGTGATGTGCATCCGCGTGTGCCATGACACGTAGGCGCACAGCTCGGCGATCAGGGCTTCGTGAAAACCGCGGCGTCGCGCGCCGCAGCGATGACCTGGGCAGCCAGCCAGTCGAAGCCGGGATGGAGCAGAAGGCGCCGCACGTTCTCGGGGGTGCACCCGAGTTCTTCGCCCTCGAAGGTCAGCGTGGACTTGTGGCCCTCACCGTCCTTGATGCGCCAGTCCAGCGTCGCCGCCAGCGTGATCTCCTCGTCGCGCTGCTTGTTCAAGCGCTCGAAGTCTTCCTGCTTCGTGCGCTTGGCCTCCATCGCATCGCGATAGCGCCGCTCCGCTGCCTCGACGGCCTTCACGACACGGTCAGACTTCGCCCCGGCCACCTTGATCTCCAGGCCGATGACCTGGCCAGCCGGCCCGCTCATCTCGACCCACGCGCCCTCGTTACCCCGGGCGTTGAGGTTCAGTGCCGCGAAGTCCATCAGGCGGTCACCGTGCTGTCGTTGATCAGGATGGTGGTGCCCTCGATCACGGTCGAGGCGCCGACGTACTTGCCAGCCGAGAAGTCGCCGGAGACCTGCAGCGCCTGGCCGTCGGTGGACTTGTCGGCGCTGTTGATCTTCACGTTCGGCAGCTTGAACAGCAGGAACTCGGAGCCGCGGGTGCTGTCGGCGAAGAGGTAGATGTAGAGCGACGCCTCGGTCTCTTCGTCGAAGTTGACCAACACCGAGCCACCGTCGAACAGGGCCGACAGGGAGCCGCTGACGCGCACGCCGGAGGTGAACACGTCCGGGCTGACGTTCGCTCCGACCACCGCCTTGACCTCGGCGCCGCGGTCGATCGTGAACTGGATTGAAGTCATGACGGCGCTGTCGGCGCCGTCGTAGCGAAGGCGGCCCTCAGGCCCGGCCAGCAGCGCACCGTTCGAGGCGGCCGTCGGGCCGACGAAGTACTGCGCCGTACCGTCGAGAGAGGCATCGGTGCCCAGGAACTCGAAGGTCACCGTGGCATGGGCGCCCGGAGCGATGTCCACCGACACCGACGACACCCGTGCGTCGCGCACGGTGCTCTGCTGGTTGATGTCGTCGTGAAAGTCGTCGATCGTGTAGTAGTCCGAGGTGTGCCCGGTGCTCGGAACCTGGCACACGCCGCCCGGCACGGCGATCGTGACCGTGTCGCCCGCCGCCTCGGTGACCATCGTCGGCAGCCACGCGTCGTTCGCGTAGGTCAGCACCAGAGCCGTCACGCCGGTCAGCCGCAGGTTGGTGCCGTTGTTGACCGCGCTGGTGTAGCCGGTGGCGCGCACGATGTCGCCGACCTTGAAGCCGTCCGTGATGAACGAGCCGGAGGTACGGGTGATGGTGCGCGCCGCGGCGTCGAGCGCCATATCGGTCGAGCTGCCGGTCGTGGCCGGGGTGGTATCGAAGTCGGCGCCGAGCGCGCCCTCCCACAGCTCCGTGTGGCCGCCGAGCTGCAGCTCCTGGCTCAGCGAGAAGGCGCCCGAGCGCAGGCCGTGCCGCGGGTTCGAGAACTGCTGATCGCGGCGGATCGAGTCGGACTCGAAAGACTCCTTGCTCAGGCCACCCGAGGTGTCGGGGCGGAAGTTGTAGAGCTGTCCGGCGTTGGTCAGGGCCAGCGTTCCGAGCGCCGCCTGCTTGCCGATCGCGATCTGGCGAAAGAGGTTCTGAGCGATAGCCATGATGAGCCTTTCGAGGTAGCCAAAGAAAAAGCCGCCCGAAGGCGGCTTGTGGGTAACTGCTGCCGGCCCTGCCGTTCAGCTGAAGATGTCTGCGTGGTAGCGGATGCGCACCACCAGGCAGTAGCGGTCGGCCGGGCCATCGCTGCGCGAAATGCTCGGCGTCGCGTCGATGTGCGTCGTCACGCCCTGCTCCGTGAGCGTCAGCCCGCGCGGGAAGGTGCTGCGGATGAGCAGGGCGCGGGTCCAGGCCGGGGCCGCCCCGGCGTTGATCGGGTAGAACAGGCTGACACGGAACAGGCCGATGGCGCGATGCAGCGACGCGCCGATGCTCGGGTTCTCCGGGTCGGACGCTTCAAGGGCGACCTGCTGGTACGGCGCCCCCTGCGCTGGCGCGAGTGGCGCGTTCTCGAACTGGGTGGCAAATCCCGTGCTGATGGTGTTCAGGCGCTTCTCGAGCGCAGCGCGGATCGCCAGCTCGCTCACCGGCTCACCTCACCAGCGGCTTTCGACACAAGGCCCTGGAACTCGACCACCGTGCGCGCCACCATGCCGGACGACTGCGAGCTGTGGCCGTCCTCGAGCTTGCCGATGTAGGGCAATCCGTTGGTGATCCAGATGCTCGGCCCGGCCTTGAAGTTGGCGAGCTTCTGGGTGGCGAGCGCGATCGTGGCACTGCCAGACTTGTCGGCAGCATCCACCACGCCGATCGCGCGTGAGCCGATGCTCACCTGCCAGTTGGCACGCGCCCTGCCGGTGTCGACCGGCGTTCTGAGGATGATCCTGCTCGCCATGTCGATGCCGACCTTGCGGATGACCAGATCGGCGTTGCGCCCTGCTTTCTCGGCGAACTTGGCGAGCTGCAAGCTGAAGGACTTGGCCATCAGATCCTCACCTGGACTTCATAGAGCACCATGACGCCCGCCGGACCGAGGTTCTTCGCCTTGACCACCGTCAGGCCCCTGCCTCCCCAGGCCAGCACGTCGCCCGGCCTGGGCTCGCTCAGGCCCGACGCAGCGATCAGTGCCTGCTGGTCGGTGGACAGGATCAGCGAGCCGTCGACGTGCTTGTCCTCGTAAGGGAAGACGGCGGCCGTGCAGCCATCGACCACCGGCGTCGCCGTCACGGCTCCCGTCTCCGGGTCATAGCCCGACACGCCAGGGCGCGTGAGCGTCGCCGTAGCGCCGAAGCGCTGCAGCAGGCGCAGCGCGGTCGCGGCGGTGCGGGCGTAGTTGAAGCTCACGACGGCAGCCTCTCGCCGGTCTCGAACGCCTCGCGGCCGTCCAGCGCGTTGTGCACGATCACGGTCGGGTCTTCGACGTCAGGCGTGGCGCCGCACCAGCAGTCCGTTTCCTCGTGGTCTCGCAGATCGTCGACAGGCAGGATGTGGAAGCGCG